ACTAAAATCTGCTCTAAATTCTGGTTGCTCAAGAGAGGAAGTAGATATCAGAATGAAGAACTTGATGCGTAATATCAAGTATGGTGAACCAGGAAGACTTGGTGAGATGGGATGGGAAGCACATTACATTACCGACCCAACTGAGTTTACTGTAGAAGAACGTGCAAGAATTCTTGTCTCTGCATTTAAAAAATTCAGGAAGTTAATTCTAAAGCACGAATGGTTAGATGGCATCTATGCACAACCAGGAGACATTATTGTTTCTCACCCCCTTGGAATTAAATTCGATAAAGGATTTACAGAACAATCCGAAAAAGAAGGAACCTTCCAGAGAAGTGTGCTCTCTAAGAAGGTTTTCAAATTTGGAGAAGTAAAAGAAGATGGAATGCAATATGCAATAATTGGTGAAGATTTAGATATGCATCCTATCTAACTTCAAAATCAAGTCTTCGGATTTTTCTTCTACGTCTATTTTCCTGCCAGACCCTATCTTCTTTAGATAGTGCGTCTGGTTTTTTAGTTTCTTTATTATCCTCAATGATAATTACTTGTGATAGGTCAGATGCAGATATAATATCTCCCCTAAGAGTTGTTATATTTGAACATCCACAAGAAACTGTTTTTACTACATGTGATTGCAATTCTTTATTGCAACATTTACATCTTACTAACATAATTTTTTACCTGTCAATGCTGGATGACGGGATCGAACCGCCGACAACCTCGGTGTAAACGAGACGCTCTACCTCTGAGCTAATCCAGCAATACTGACATAATACTATATTATATGTATTATGTCAACGGAGAGGGTGGGATTTGAACCCACGGATGCTTGCACATCGCTGGTTTTCAAGACCAGTGCCATAAACCACTCGACCACCTCTCCAGGTGGGCAGGGAGGGATTTGAACCCCCGTAGGCAGAGCCAGTGGATTTACAGTCCACCTCCATTAACCACTCGGACACCTACCCGACTCCCCTTCCTGGGATCGAACCAGGGACCAAACGATTAACAGTCGTTCGCTCTACCGCTGAGCTAAAGAGGAATGCGATTTAGTAATTATATACTCAAGGATTGTTTTTGTCAATACCCAATTCCTGAAGATAATTTATCCACCACTGAGGATCCTTATTCATTCTCCATTTTGGAACTTCCAAACCCTTCTCTGAATAATACTCTTCTAAAGCATCATCGATAGTCTGTGCGATCTCCATATTCCTCATCCTCTTCGTCAACATCTGCATATGCATTTGCCACATAAGGTCCGTGCGGTTTGAGTGATTCTTCTCTGACATACTCTTGTTCAGAATTAACAGCAGAAATCCATACAGATAATTTTATAACTATCCAGATTAGTGCTAAAGGGAAAAAACAACCGATTAAAATCAGTGGTCTCATGGTGCCCACCAAAATATTCTTTTATCTATTTAGAGAATATCTTCAATATTTACTTTCATATCAAAACAGAGACAATATCTAGGTGTAGTTAACGTATTATAAACCATATGAGTTGTTCTACCCCAGAACAAGATAAACTTATTATTTTGGAAATGTTCTGTAGGCATATTACCACTAACATTTAATGAGAGGAATGCATATTCGTCTTTATTGCTATTGACATCAATTCCCCACAGTCCTCTCATGGTAACAGTGTCTTCATCTGCAGGATCATTGTCTTTATGCCAAGGAATATGTTTACCTGGGTGAACAACACTAATACCAACTCTGGTTCTTAATCCAGATTTATATGCACACTCAGTTAGTGTTGGAAGAATTTTTGCATTATCACCATAGACCACTCCCATATCCTCGTCAGGATAAACTTCTGTCTGATATACATTTCGATACTGATCAATATTGCGAACTAGTTGTTCACTATACTCAAGATACAATCCAGCAACTTGCCACCCATCATATGGATTATTAGATACTGATGTATAAGAATTATTTTTATGCCAATTAGTCCAAACTAATTTATCTTTATTCGCAATAAATTCTTCACGTATTGCACCATAATTATCAGACAAAACCTTAAGGTTTGGATTTAAATCATCTATGCTGTAAAACCTACTCATAAGCGTATGAATTATATACTGAGGATCTGGAGTGTAATGTAGCATGATATTTATTTTTTTTATGGAGAATAGGAGACTCGAACTCCTGACATCCTGCTTGCAAAGCAGGCGCTCTACCAACTGAGCTAATTCCCCGTGTGCCGTGTGATTGTGAGACTAAATCAGATTGGTTTGATAGACGCCCCACTGGATTCTATCATAATATCTGAACCACGGCAATGTCATCTGTCTAGGAATCGAACCTAGTTTCCATGTGTGTTGTCCACCCGTCCTTACCAATAGACTACCAGATGTTGATGGAGTAATCGTAATATACCTCAAGGATATAACAGAGGATTACCCTCTAGAGCCACAAGTCGGACTTGAACCGACGACCTACGGTTTACAAAACCGTTGCTCTATCCAGCTGAGCTATAGTGGCGAGGCGATTCAGGCTGGACTCGAACCAGCGACCGACTGCTTAGAAGGCAGTTGCTCTATCCAACTGAGCTACTGAACCAAGATGAGTGGTGGGTTTTTTGCCCCCCTGCTCATGAGACTATTATATCAAGATTGTTCTGTGGTGTCAACTTCCGTTTTTGCATCATCAATCACTTTTTGGTTCTTTTGTACTATCTTTTTGATGTGCTGTATAGGAGTTCCAATGTAATTTGCAAATCCATCAAGGTCATTGTGACCCCAATCATTGAGTGCTTCTGAAGGAATTTTTGACATAGTTATGCTGCACGAAATTGATTGTAACCAGTTCCAGAGTGCCATCCATCAATTCCAGATGAATTTTCTTGGAAGTTTTCAGAACCGCCTAGGGTCTCTGCCACAGTAGTCCAATTTTGAGTTGCCATCTCATAAAGTTTTTGATGGATGTCAGCAGACTCCTTGACTGGAGATTCATCAACAAGTTGCTGATCAATCACTGCTTGCTGGTGTTCTTTTTCAATAACATCTAAACCCCTTTGACTAATCACTGGTTCACCGAACCAAGGATCAAACGAAAGATATGCTGGAGCAGGTACACCAAGATAAGGAGGTTCAGGGTCTTTTAGTTGTTCGCAATCGACTACCTCCTCATCAATATCACAGACAACATTATCCACAAATTCGGATTTGGGGATAAAAATTTCTCTTGTAAAGTCTTTGAGGTTTTTGATGAATTGAATCATGACCAGATTAGTTTTTTAGTGTATTGGTAAGCATAATGCTCACGGTATCCTTTGATTCCCCATCCTAACCAATAATAGGCACCGACCATATATTGGTGGACAGTTTGACCATTGCCCTCAAATTCGGGAAGATACTTCTGGAAGGTATGTTCGTTAATCATGTATGCTGTCTGACCTTCAAGAGAGGAAGGATCGCAACCATACTTCTTACAGAACCTACCTAATCCCAGATAACGGTTCGTAGAGGTCCACTGAATGAGTCCGTAACCACCGCTATAGCAACGATTGTAAGGAACTCTAGCACCTCCCTCACAGATATTAGGGATGAAATTACTTTCCGATTTGATATTGCCCATGATAGTAGCAAGGGCATTTCGATCAGAAATTTTAGTTTTCTCTTGCAATTTTTGAAGAACATATTGCTCATTCTTATTGCAGGAGGGACACTTCCATTCCTTCTTTACCACTTCAATTGGCACTGCCTTCTCAGTGTTGACTGTTACGTCAACATTGGGTGGGTTTTTGATCTCGCTGATGCTTGGATAAGCACAAGCAGCGGGAGCAATAGTTGCCAACGCAAGTGGCAAGATTTTTTTAAACATTAAGTTAATTGAACTCGACATCCGTCACGGGAATTGAACTCCCCACACGGCACAAAATCAAATTACATTACATAATTTGTGGTCTCAACAAGGTGAGTCACCCATAATATCAGGGTTATTTAGACGTGTCAAGCCTTTGGAATATTGGTAGTAGGCATTACAGGTGGTTCACCTTCGTTCTTTGGAGCGACAGTGGCAATTTGAATTGGTGCTTGTTCAATACGAATAGTCTGAGCAGGTGCTGTCTGTGCTGCAGCAGCAATCAGTTTCTCTAGATCTGCTTTAGACACGCCACCACCAGCAGCACCCATCTTCATTGTTCCATCACCAGACTTCTTAGCAGTCTGAACACCGAAGGTAGCTAAAACACCAGTAAAGACGGATGCAATGAAAGTTGGATCAAGTTTCTGCTCGGGAATACCAAGAGCAGGAGGTAG